GCGGAAAATATTAAGGGAATATATGGCTAAAGCAAAATCAAATTTAATGGATGAACGTAATTATTTTAAACCGTTCAACTATCCTTGGGCTTATGATGCTTGGTTAAAACATGAGCAAGCACATTGGTTACATACAGAAGTACCAATGATGGAAGATGTAAAAGATTGGAAAAAGAAACTTAATCAAAATGAAAAAGACTTCCTAACAAATATCTTTAGATTCTTTACTCAAGGAGATATTGATGTGGCAGGTGGATATGTTAATAACTATTTGCCGCATTTTCCACAACCAGAAATTAGAATGATGTTGATGGGCTTTGCTGCACGTGAAGCTCTTCATATTGCAGCTTATAGCCATTTAATTGAAACTCTTGGACTACCTGAATCAACTTATAATCAGTTCCTAGAATATCAATCTATGAAGGATAAACATGATTACGTTATGGACCTTAGTTCGAAAAATGGTACATTGGAGTCTACTGCTCGGCATATTGCTGTCTTTAGCGCTTTCACTGAAGGCATGCAGCTTTTTAGTAGTTTCATTATGCTCCTCAATTTCCCGCGTCACGGGCTAATGAAGGGCATGGGTCAAATTGTTACTTGGTCTATTGTTGATGAAACAATGCATGCCGAGAATATGATTAAACTCTTTAAAGAATTCATTAAAGAAAATAATGAGATCTGGAATGATGAATTAAAAGGTAAGATCTATACTATTGCTGAAAAGATGGTTGAACTAGAAGATAAGTTTATTGATCTATGTTATATCAATGGTGATATGAGAGATCTTAAAGCAGAGGATGTTAAAGAATATATTCGATATATAGCTGATAGACGTTTAATTAGCCTTGGAATGAAAGGTATCTTTAAACGCAAAAAGAATCCATTACCATGGGTTGAAGAGATGATTAATGCTCCTGTACATGGTAATTTCTTTGAGAATAGGGTTACTGATTATGCAAAGGGTGCTTTATCAGGTTCATGGACTGACGTTTGGAGTAAAGAATAATGTATGAAAACGCTGATGCAGCAGTTGCTGCCTATATAGAACGTATAACACTATTAGCACAAGAAGTAGAAACTGAAGATCCTATTGATTGGGGTATGCTAGAGATATCTGAAGAAGATGCATACAAATTAATTGCCATGAGTACAGTTAACAAATTTGATAAATATAATGTACAAGAGAGAGATATCATGATTGCTACTATCACTAAGCTAGTAGTTGAAAATTTTGTACTTAATTTAAAACTAAAAAAGGTATCAAATGGCAACTAAGTACTTCGAGTGCGATCACTGTGAAGCACAAGGAAAGATTATAATGAAGGATGATACAAGGTTAGAAGATATCGTTTGCTGTCCAGTATGTGGCGGCGATATTTACGAAGAGGAAGATTTTTCCGAATCGTAATGACTTGGTATTTTAATAATCAACCTATAGAAGAGATTGAACCTCAATATTTAGCATTTGTATATCTCATTACGAATATACAGACCGACAAAAAATATATCGGGCTAAAGACAACTAAATCCATGAAGACTAAAACCGTCAAAGGCAAAAAGAAACGGTTTAAAATCGAATCTGACTGGCGAGACTATTGGTCTTCATCTGAAGAATTAAAGAAAGACATTGAGTTGTTGGGTAAGGAATCTTTCAAAAGAGAGATTCTTTACTTTTGTTTAAACAAAGGCACAGCAAATTATCTGGAAGCCCGTGAGCAATTTGATAAAAGAGTATTAGAGAATCCAGACGAATGGTACAACGGTATCATTAATTGCCGCGTACACTGGAGTCATGTTAAAATTGAAAACAAAGTATAAAACAATCTGTATATCAGATTTGCATCTTGGCACTAAAGACTGCAAAGCACATCTACTAAATAATTTCCTAAAACATCATACATGCGATAACCTATTTCTAATAGGAGATATCATTGATGGTTGGAAAATCCAACAGAACAAATGGGTATGGAAGCAATCACATACCAATGTTATAAATAGCTTACTAAAATATTCAAAGCAAGGCGTTAAAGTAACTTATGTTACTGGCAACCACGACGAATTCTTACGTCCATTTGTTAATCAATTTTCTTTAGGTAGTATTGATATTTGCAATCAAGCAGAGTATACAGATATTGATGGAAATAAGTTATTGATTACTCATGGTGATATGTTTGATGGTATTACAGACATGGCCAAATGGATTAGTCTCTTAGGAGATTCAGCGTATGATTTTGTTTTATGGCTTAATAATCATTTTAATTATATTCGCCATAAATTTGGATTTGGTTATTGGAGTTTAAGTAAATATCTCAAACACAAAGTTAAAGGTGCAGTAGGATTTGTATTTAAGTTTGAAGATAATGTTACACAATACGCACATCGTAGAGGATTTGACGGAGTAATATGTGGACATATTCATACTCCAGAAATTAAAAAAGTTAATGGTGTAATCTATATGAATGACGGAGACTGGGTTGAATCATGCTCAGCTTTAGTAGAGCATGAAGATGGACTTTGGGAAATAATTTATTGGAAGGAAACAGAATGAAAGTAAAAAAGATTCTTAAGAAAATGTATAAAGCTTGTGTTGAGCATAACAAGAAACAAGAACACAAGATGTGGAAAAAGGCTTTAAAGAAAAGTCTAAAAAATAAAAAGACTCAGGCTATCCAATGATATATTTAATGTTCTTATCAGCTTTAGCACTTTCAGCTACTGCGGCATATTACAGTATAGCAGGTCTTGTTGCTATATTCTCTGCTGCGGTAGTTCCTATTATTATTATGGGGTCTACACTAGAGGTAGCTAAACTAGTGGTAGCCTCCTGGTTATATAAAAATTGGAAAGAAGTTCCGTTAATGATGAAGACTTACTTCACCATTGCGTTAATTATTCTTATGTGTCTTACCAGTATGGGTATCTTTGGTTACCTATCAAAGGCGCATTTGGATCAAGCAGTACCAACCGGTGATGTAGCAGCAAAGGTTGCTTTAATAGATGAAAAAATTAAAACAGAAAAGGAAACTATAGATGCAGCTCATAAAACAATTACTCAACTTGATTCTCAAGTGGATCAAACCATTGCCAGAACCTCTAACGATTCAACCGACAAGGGGATTGGAAGATCCATTGCCATTAGAAAGTCCCAAGCCAAAGAGCGAAAAGACCTCTACAGCACCATCCAAGCCAGTCAAACCGAAATTTCCAAGCTCAACGAAGAAAAAGCCCCAATCTCCAGCCAGCTCAGGAAAGTCGAAGCAGAAGTCGGGCCAATAAAGTACATCGCTGCCTTAATTTATGGTGACAGTCTAGACCAGTCTTTCCTAGAGAAAGCAGTTCGAGTTGTCATCATGATGATTGTCTCAGTATTTGATCCTCTTGCAGTTCTTATGTTAGTTGCGGCTAATTGGTCTATGAAACATCTTCGTAAAGAAGAAGATGTACCTCATGACGATGATCCTAATTTTGATGATTATGATGATGAGGAAGTTTGGGATGACTTTTTTAAAGAAGAACCAATATCTGAAGAGCCAAAGAAAGAATGGGATCCTAAGTTTAACCTTGATCCTAAGCCAACATATCTAGATAAAGAATGGGTGCCTATTCCTTCAGGTGAACCAGTAGTAGCTTCAAATGGATCATCATTGGGGGTAACAACAAATACTACTACCATAGAACAAGATATTAAAGAATTGCAATCTAGATTTAATTGGATAAAATAACTGTGTACATTAATTCAATATTAGTATATAATGACCTTACAATCTAAATAAGGAAATATCTATGGCTGGCAAAGCAACCTCAGTATATCTAACAGTATCTGATAAAGTAACTCACAAAACAGCACTTCATAAAGTTTTCTTTAGGATGGCAGATTTAAATACTTATGTTGCAGATCCTAAATTCATAGAAAAATATCCAATTGATAAGTTTTATATTACAAAAGAAATTTATTAAAAAGTGAATAAAACAGTGTACATTAATTCATAATTAGCTTATAATAACATATAAATTGATTAACTGAGAAAGAAACTATATGAAAACAGCAAAACAACACTTCGAAAATACCTACATGGATAACAATGTTATTCGTTGGGTTTCAAATAACACAGTTCCACCAACAGACATATTGGCTGATTTATGTGTTGCAGGTTATATCACATCTGAAATGCTTTACAACAGCATTGACACTAAGAAAAAAGAAGATGATGCTTTCTTAAACCAGTACATTGCTAACCGCCGCAAGTATGGTTACTCAGACGAAGAAAAAGCTGAAATGGCAAATGCATTTGCAGGTGAAACAGTAATTGATATTTTTACAGGTGAAGAAGTTCAATATGCTTAATTTGAATTTCATATTAAAATGGGTTGCAACGGCAATAACTCTTGCTGGTGCCCTGTTAACCTCTCTAGATATCCACCCACTAAATTTATATGTTTTAAATATTGGTACAATCATCTGGCTCATTTGGGCTATCCGTGTTAAAGAAACAAGTTTAATTGTAGTAGATATTGGGCTATTGGCATGCTATGCAATTGGTCTTTTCATTTAAATGTTTATTAAGGAGAAAGTATGAAAGCAGATAGTAATTACAACATGTCTAAGCCAACCAAAAAGTTGTTGGCCACCATTAAGGATAAGACTCAGCGCAATGCTTTTAAAGCAGCAATGATCCAAGCTGAAGTTGATTATGCTTTTAATAAAAAGAAAGCAATGTCTTCTAAGAAAGAAACTAAGGAGGCAGCATGATTGAATTTACAATTGAAGGTGTTTTAGAATTACTTCGTAGTGTTGATAATAAAGGAGTTATGGTTGAATTCACAAAGAAAGATGGTACAGAAAGAAAAATGTTGTGCACTCTTGCTGAAGCCCTCATCCCAGAAGATGCTCGTCCAAAAACCAAAGACACAGAAGTCATTGCAGAAGCAACAGCCGATGTTATTCCAGAAGCCTGCCGTGTCTATGACTTAGAAAGTCAAGGTTGGAGATCTTTCCGTTGGGATTCAGTTCACGCAATTTCTGTTTGGGAGTAATACATGATTAGCAATGAAGTAGACCGTAAGAAATTTAAAGACGCACTGCAGGAGATTGCAGATAGTTATACACGAGTGTCTGCAGAAAAAGATCTCGTTAAAGACATTATTGCAGATCTATCTGAGACCTTTGAGTTACCTAAGAAAACCATATCTAAATTAGCTAAGGTTTATTATAAACAAAATATGACTCAAGAAGCTGAAGAGTTTGATGAACTTGAAACTCTTTATGAAGAAGTCGTAAATCTGGTAAAATAATAGTGTACATTAATTGGGCTTTGTTATATAATAGTATCTTAATTAGTCAAGGAGACTCTCATGGCAACTGAAGCCCAATTAGAACGTAAGCGTAATAAGTTAGAAAAGGCTACATCAATGATGCGTGGTGGTGCAGGTGAACCACTTGTATCAGAAAAGAATTACAAAGTTGAATTAATGCTAGCTCTTAATTGGTATAATGCCAATGAGGAGTCATCACGTTTAACTAAGTATGGTATTGAGTATCTCAAGCTCAATAAGTTAGATGATTACATCAAGTACTTCAATCTTGCATCAGATCATGAGACAAATCAAATGTCAATCCTGATGCGATTGAATACTCGTGGCGAATATCTATCTGAAGAACATAAAGCAATTATTGGTGCACGTCTTGCCAATATCAAAGCAAAGTATACTGAGAAACTTGCAGAGAAGATCGAAGAAAAGAAAGATGCTCCTTCTGTACCATCAGTAATGGACAGAGTAACTGAAGTAGCACGTAAGCACATGGCTGAAATTGATTACGAGATTGATAAGTTTGCTAAGAACAAATCATCAGACTTTTCTCTTAAGGCATACATTGCTAAGAATGGTTTATCTACTGCAGTTACTCGAAAGATCGGTGACTTCTACAAGCGTCTGTTGAGTGAGATCAATGAGACAATGATTGATGATGATGAACAATTAGTTGAAGGCTATAACTTCCTAACTAATGCACAACTCAAAAAATTCCAATCACTTGTAGAAGCAATCGTTTCTGACGCTGAAGGCCATGCTCTTGTAGTTAAAGCAACACGAGCACCACGTAAACGTAAAGAAAAACCAGCTGGCCATCAAGTAGCTAAGATGCAGTTCTTACAGGAATTCTCTGAATTAGGTCTTACTAGTATCCATCCTACTAAGATTGTAGGTGCTAGCCAATTATGGATCTATAACACTAAGAACAAAAAGCTTGGAGTCTACTATGCAACAGGTTCTAGTGGGTTTAGTGTGAAGGGTACCAGTCTGTTAGGATGGGATCCTGAAGTCAGTGCTCAGAATGGATTACGTAAACCTGCAATTACCATTGATGAAGTAATGAAAGGTGGTAAGATGCAACTACAGAAGATCTTAAGTAAGCTTACAACAGTAACTACTAAGATGAATGGTCGAATCAACTCAGACACTATCTTATTGAGGGTTTTATAATGATTATATTGGACTACAATCAAGTAGTGTTATCAAACATCTTTGCCTTTCAGGCGGACTTGACTCGTAACCTCAAACAAGAACGTATTGCTGACTCAGTTAATATCATTCGACATGCTGTACTAACATCCATTAAATTCTATAAAAAGAAGTATGGTAAACAGTATGGTGAATTAGTTATTGCTTGTGATGGTCGTAACTACTGGCGCAAGGAAGTCTTTCAATACTATAAAGCTGGTCGTGCTAAGGCTAGAGATAAGTCTGACCTCGATTGGAAATTTGTATTTGAAACTCTTGCTGCCATGCGTGAAGACCTAGATCAATACTTTCCATATAAGGTCATTAACGTAGAACGCTGTGAAGCTGATGATGTTATTGCCACACTGACTAAGTGGACTCAATCGAATGGATTTGTATCTCAAGGACTCATAGAAGAGCCCCAGGACGTACTTATCGTTTCATCTGATAAAGACTTTAAGCAATTACAAAAGTATTCTAATGTTCGTCAGTGGTCACCTATGCAAAAGAAGTTTGTAGAAGGTGGCAAGTTAGGTGAATACTTAATTGAACATATTGTACGAGGCGATGGCGGTGATGGCATTCCGAATATGTTTAGTAAAGATGATGTGTTTATTAATTCTGAAGATCGCCAAACTCCTGTGACTGCTAAGAAGCTTGCAAGATTTATTGAAATTGGTAGAGATGCTTGTGAAAATGATGATCAGCGCCGCAATTGGGATCGTAACCAAAAACTAGTTGACTTTGAATTTATTCCAGAAGATGTATCTAAATCTATTATAGATACCTATATAACCAAAAAGGTTAATGGTGATAAGATGTCAATTATGAATTATCTTATTAAAAATAAATGTAGTCTTTTATTAGATGAAATAGAGGAATTTTAATATGCAAAAATATTTACCTGAAATTTTAACAGAAATTAACAATAATCCGGAAATGCTGCAGCAGTATAGAGGCGATGGCTCATTTACTACTTTATTTAAACATGCGTTTGATCCAGCATTTAGGTTCCTATTACCTGAAGGAGAACCTCCTTATAAGAAGGATGCAGCCCCTCTTGGTATGAGTTATGCAATCTTACGTCAAGAGTTACGTACATTCTACGTATTTTGCCGAGCAGATTTAAAACCAATTACACGTGAAGATAAGTTTATTCAATTGCTTGAGAACGTTCATCCATCTGAGGCTGAACTATTAATCTCAATTAAGGATCAAACTTTAACCGCACAGTATCCTAATATCACTCATCAATTAGTTTATGATTGTGGGTTTGTAACCAATGTTCCTCCTGAAAAGCCAAAGAAAGTAGAAAAATCAAAAAAAGCTATAGGAGCAGCAGAGTAGTAAAAGTGAAGGAAGAGCCTGTTACTCCTATGAAAAAATTCTTCCGTAAAGTGAAGGGATTATATGTTAAGTTTCGGTCCATTTGGTAAGTCAGAGTTATTAATTAATGTAGAACTAATTGTAGGTTTTGGTATTGGTGTACATTTTTATTTAGAAGCAAATGCAGTGATTATTGAATTAGGTTTTATTCGTGTAATTTTAGATTGGCCTTCTGATGAAACACCCAGAGCGTGATAAGATTTGGTGGGTAATGAGAAGTATGGAAATGGTGACATGCATTCATATCATAGCTAATTTTTGGGTACACTACAAATAATTGCAAAAAGTAGTGTACATTAATTCGTGTTTAGCTTATAATAGTATCTTAAATTGATTAAATAACTAAACGGAGATTATGATTATGGCACATGAAATTGCAAAAACAGCAGCTGGAGCAGACGCAATGGCTTATGTAGGTGAAACTCCTTGGCACGGTCTAGGCGCTAAGCTAGACGAAAACTCAGACATGGAAACTTGGGCTCAAGCTTCTGGTTTGGATTTCGAATTGGATACAGTTCCAGTTCAAAATGGTAATATTGTTCTTAATAACAAGAACATCGTATACCGTAAGGATACAGAAGTAGGTCTTTCAGTAGTATCAAACAACTACAAATTAGTTCAACCACGTGAAGTGTTGGAATTCTTTGCAGATTACGTTGAAGGTACTGCTAAGTTGGAAACTGCTGGTGTTCTACATGACGGTAAACGTTATTGGGCAATGGCTAAAATTGACGGCGAGATCAACATTGCTGGCGATATCAGCAAGCCTTACATCCTTCTATCATCTTCATGTGATGGTTCATTAGCTACACAAGCTCGTTTAACTACAGTTCGTGTAGTATGTAATAACACATTGTCAATGGCTACTCAAGGTAAAGCTGACGTAGTTATTCGTCACAACTCAGTATTCGATGCTGGTCAAGCTAAACTTAAGCTTGAAGGTGTATACGAATCTCTTGCTTCACATACTGCTGCAATGAAAGCTTTAGCTCAAATGAAGATGTCTTCTAAACAAGCTAATGACTTCCTTGCTAAGATCTTTGACAATAACGAGATCAATCTTGGTCGTCAACCAGCTCGTATCTTAGAGTTATTTAATGGTGATGCATTAGGTGCTGATCTAGAGTCTGCAAAAGGTACTGCATTCGGTTTACTAAATGCTTTCACTCAGTACTCTGATTGGGAAGCTGGCCGTAATCAAAACAATCGTTTGTTCAACTCATGGTTTGGTGCTAACTCTCAACGTAAGATTGAGATCGCTGATGAATTATTAGCAATGGCTGCATAATTATTTTGCAAAAACACTAAATAAGTGTGTACTTTAATTCTTATTTAGTGTATAATAGCTTTATATTAAATTAATTGAGAAGGAAATATATTATGATTACAAAATTCGACAAAGCAAACCTTAAAAACATCCGTGAAGACATCTCAGCTATCTTGTCTTCTTATGCAAAAGAAAACGGTATTGAAATTAAGATTGGTAACATCAGTTTCAATGAAGGATCTTTCACTACTAAAATGGAAGCTAAAGTTAAAGGTGCAAAAACTAAAGAGGACTCAGTGTTAGAGTTCATGATGGTTACTAAAGGTCTTGTTAAGACTTCTAAGTGTGGTAAAACTTTAGTTGGTTATAACACACGTGGTAAAGCATACCCGTACATCTTTGAAAATGCTGGTAAGAAATTCAAATGTTCAGAAGCACAAGCTAAAATGTACTTCTCTAAATAATATGACACTCGAAGTCATTAAAGAAATTACTGAATGGAAGGTTGATTATCGTCAACCTAACCATGTATACTTAATGGAAGGATCCCGCCCAATTGCCTATCAAAAATGGGGAGAAGGCGAACCTATCTATTATGCAACTAAACAAAAATTAGACAAAAGATATCGTAAATTTGTTTCAATTCCATTAAAAGAAACCGTATTTAAGGGGTATAAATAGTGAGCACATTTGATCAAGCATTAAAAGAATTCTTTGACAATGGTGGTGAAGTTCAAACTTTGGAATATAAAGGTCCAAAAGAAAGCGATGCCATTTTTGCAAATCGTAAAAATGTAAGTAGAGAATCAGTTGTTGAAAAAGAAATTGATTCTGTTATAGAAAGTCTAGAAGACTTAGGTCTATAGGAGATAGTATGGAAGCAAAAGTTTGTACTTGTGGTCGTAGTTTAACTGGTTTCTGCGAAGGTATGCATAAACTAACTAATGAAGAATATATTGCTAAGCTACAAGAAGTAGCTAAACAAAATTCAACTGAAAAAGTTTTATTGAACGAAAGTAAATAAGTTATCGCGGGGTGGAGAAGTGGCAACTCGACAGTCTCATAAGCTGTAGATCGGCGGTTCGAATCCGTCTCCCGCAACCAAGTACGGTGTAGTGTAATGGCAGCACAATGGTCTCCAAAACCTTTAGTCGCGGTTCAAGTCCGTGCATCGTAGCCAGTTTTTGGAGGAGCGGCGAAGTAGGAGAGTCGCGGCGGACTGTAAATCCGTTCTCACTGGGTGAATAGGTTCGATTCCTATCTCCTCCACCAATTAACACGGCTCCCATCCATTGCTTAATAGGATGGCTTGGGAGTTCTTTTATTATAGGGAGTCATTATGGAACAATATACACCAGACAGGTGGGTTGTCTTAGAAATTAATAATGGTACTGAAATACTTAAGAAAGTATTTGCAGGGTGGTATGGTGGGTTTGAAGTTGGAGACTCATGGAAGTTAAATTCAGGTAATGTTAAAGAAGAAGATTTAGGTGATCGTTTGGAATTTACTGGCTATAGTGGTAGTAAATATATTTGTTATAAGAAAGCTTATGGTACTAGTTCATATATGCATCAAATATTAGAAAATTGGGTTAATCAATTGCCTACTGGTGCAACAATGAAAGTTGATCTTAGTTATAATCCTCCAAAAGAAGCTTATGATAGTCTATAAAAACAAATATCGATATCATTGGGTTTCGCCATATACGATCTGTGAAAAGATCTGTTTTTGGCGTGAGATTGATTATGACGAACCATGGGTAAAACAAGTCAATAAAGTACTTGAGCCTGTATGTACTGCTTGGATGAAATTCCTAGATGCAGTAGACCCTAAAATTGATTATGTTAAGATAGATAAATGGGATACGTGGTCCATGGACTCTACTCTTACACCTATCATTCTACCTATGCTGCAGCAACTTAAAGAATCTAAACATGGCGCACCATTTGTAGAAGATGAAGATGTCCCAGAGGACCTCAGAAGCACTGCAGCAAGTCCAAAAGAAAATTCATGGGATACTGATGATAACCATTTCAAACGTTGGGATTGGGTAATGGATCAAATGATATGGTCTTTTGAAGAGCTCAATAAAGATGACTGGGAAAAACAATTCTATTCATGTGAAGGCAAAGATTGCAAATGGGATAAAGATGCTTGGACTAAACATAGTGAACGCATTGATAATGGATTAATTTTGTTTGGTAAATACTTCCGGAACTTATGGGATTAATAAATAATATGCAATCAACTAAAAGAGGTTTGTATGGATAATCATTGGTTTCACAAAGTTATTACATTTGGTGCAATATTATTGTTGTGTTTATCATTCTTGGTATCATGTGATGTTAAAGCAGATTCAATCTGTGAAGCTTATCGACCTCTGCATAGTACATATGGTTTAACTGGATATCATGCTACTTCATTGTGCAGTTGTTCTAGTTGCCATCTAAGCGGTGTATGGAAAGGTACTCCTACTTTATGCGCTACTTGCCATTCTGGTACTCGACCGCCGGCAATTGGTAAAACTGTTCAGCATATTCCAAGTTCTGCAGAATGTTCTACTTGTCATACCACTACAGTATTCAGTGGAGCAACAATGATTCATAATGCAACTACAAGCCCACCTGGAGGTTGTGCGACCTGCCACAACGGAGCATTTACATCTCAAAATGCGGTAGGTAAACCTAAAGACCACGTAGCAACTACATTAAGTTGTGATGCATGCCATAGTACTTCAAATTGGAATGGTGCTCGTTTCTCGCATATAGGGGTTGTTGTTGGTACCTGTGCTACTTGTCATAATGGAACTAATGCGATGGGATTGCCCTCTAATCATATCCCAACTGGTGCAGCATCATGCGATACTTGTCATAAAGCTGGATTTTCTTCTTTTGCTGGTGGGGTTTATACTCACACTGGAACTGAAACATGCGAAAACTGTCACGTAGGTAATTACCTTGGTGCTAGTATAAAACCTGCAGTTCATCCAATAACTCCAAATAACTGTAGTAACTGTCATTCAATTACTGGCTGGCCGTGCCGTACTGGTGCTTTAGAATTAAAACGTAAATTAAAGGTGATGTTAAGTAGTATGTAAACTATGCGACTATTGAGCTTTTTTATATTATGGTTTAGCATAACATCCTTTGCTGCAACTCAAACTATGCCCGAGATGGCTGCCATTGATTTATTCAGTGCAGCCAGAACGGCTATCACACAAGACGATCCCAAGACAGCAATACTCTATCTAAACACTTTACTCAATATGCCTCAAAATGAATATACTACTGAGGCTCAAGAGTTAATTGGCATGGCTCGTGAAAGTGCTAGTGAAACAGAAAAAGCCAAAGCTGAGTATGAGATCTATTTAAAACTATATCCAACGGGGGTTAATGCAGATCGAGTACGAAAAAGATTATTAAATCTAAAACCCAAAGAAACTGAAATAAAACCAAAACTTAAACTTACCAGAGAGATCAATCAAGCATCATTCAATGGTAGTGTAAGTCAATATTACTATGGTGGAGATAATGTATCATCATTGATTACAAGTGTTGAAGGAACAGAACGATATTTGTTTAATGAGTATGATACCAAGTACGTGTTTAGAAATACTCAAATTCATAATATGACTAAAAATTCTACTGATCGTAATAATCTTAATGCATTTTATTTAGAACAGACAGATAAGTCAATTGACTCCAATTGGAGATTAGGTAGACAAAATGGCACAAATCAAGGAGCACTAGGTAGATTTGATGGCTTTACTGGAAGATACCGAGTATCAGAAAACTATCGATTGACTGGTATCTTAGGAGTTCCAGATTATGGTTCTCATAATAACATTAAGACGGATCGATACTTTTATGGGATTGGTATAGAACTAAACAATCCAAACATTAATTGGTCTGGTAATATCTACACATTAGAACAGGTGGCAGATGGATTAACTGAAAGAAGAGCAATTGGTGGAGAGTTAAGATATTTTAATGGAGATACATCATTTCTAGGTGCAATAGATTATGATACAATCTATAAGGATATTAATCTTGCAATGATCCAAACCAATTTCATCTGGAAAGATTATAGTTTTAGTATATTGTATGATCATCGAAAAACTGGTATCATGTATGCTGAAACTGCTTTATCGTCTATGGTTGGTGCTGTATCTGTATCAGATCTGCGCAGGCAATTAAGTTCTGGCGAGATTTATAATCTTGTAAAATCTGTTGTATCAGAATCAGATAGTACGTCATTCAATGTCTCAAAGGATATAACTAAAGATTGGAACTTAAGTCTTGATCTTAGAGCAATGTTTATTGGCGCCACTGATGGTAATGCAATCATTGCAGCCCAGCCTGGGATAAAAAATAACTATACATATTCAATAAGAGCTGTTGGTAACAAGATCCTATGGTCTACTGATATGGTAATACTAATGGCTAGCATGGTGGATGATCCTCAGTACACAGCTAGAAACCTGTCTGCTACACATTCATTATCACTTGATAATTGGCATTTTACAGAGACCATTAGATACTATGATGAAACCTCAAATGGGCAAACAACTATATCAATTAATCCTGTAGCTAGGATCCAATATCAATTAACTAAAGATACATCCGTTGAAGGTGAATTAAATATTACTAAAACTGAAAATGACACAAGAGAATTGTTATTCTTTGGTTACAGAACAACTATGTGATAATAAATAGTAAAATATAAAATATTAATTGAGACTAGCATGAGAAAACGAATACTTTTTATTCTTAAACGCCGAGAAGATTACAATCCAGTAGCTCATAGTCCAAAAGGCTTAAGCACTGGATTATTTAATTCAGCTTCTTTTATGGTATCTATGTTAAATGATTTAGGTATAGAAGCAAATATTGAAGTTGCTATTGATAATAATTGTATTGATCGATTGGTAAATCAACATAAACCAACTCATGTTATTATTGAAGCATTATGGGTTGTTCCTAGTAAATTTGCAGTCCTAACTAAACTCCATCCAAATGTAAAATGGATCATTAGACTTCATTCAGAAATGCCATTCATGGCCGGCGAAGGCATGGCCATGGATTGGTTGGGTGACTATGTTGCAAATCCAAATATTAGTATTGGAGTCAATGCTCCAAGAATGATGAATGAAGTTGCTGAGTATCTTAAAACTAAAATGCGCTGGTCAAACGAAACCATCAATGAGCGTATTATCTATATGCCAAACTTCTATCCTCAAGAATATAAGAAAAAAGAGTTTAATTATGATAAATATTGGGTAGATATTGCGTGTTTTGGTGCGGTTCGACCACTAAAAAATCACCTGGTGCAAGCTTTTGGCGCTTTAAAATTTGCTAATAAGATTAATAAGCAATTGCGTTTCCATATCAATGGAGGACGAATTGAGATGAAAGGCGATCCTGTAATGAATAACTTACGCGGATTATTCCAGCATCTCCATATTGGTGGTCATCAATTAATTATACACGAATGGAGAGTAAGAGAAGAGTTTCTTGAGCTCTGTTCTAAAATGGATATTGGTATGCAATGTAATTTCTCTGAGACATTTAATATTGTAGGATCAGATTTAATTAGTCAAGGGGTTCCACTAATAGGAACCAGTGAGATACCATGGGCTAGTAAATTCTTTAATGCAGTACCTACTGATAGTACTTATATTTGTGAAATACTAGAAAGAACATATCATATGCCACAACTTAATGTATGGCGTAATCAAACTAACCTAACTAAATACACAGATAATACTGCAAAAATTTGGTACAACTTATTTAAGGATTAACATGAATCATCACCACCATAAAAAACCGCATAGAGTTAAGATTCATAAATGGAACTTCAATGGCGTATTAGAAATAATTGAACATGCATTTGAAGATTTAGAAACTGCATTATCATTTGCAGAAACACAAAAATTTGATCCAATTCGGGCAGTACATCCAGTTGTTAAAGTAGTTGAAGAAGAAACTGATCAAGTAGTTCATCAAACTGGGCACGATTCAGCAACTTACGCATAAAACAGTTTACATTAATTAATATTTAGTATATAATGTACTATAAATTGATATATGAATGGATATTATGGAACTCGATGAAATTGATAAAATGATTGCGCAAATGCAAGAAGTCAATAAAGCAATCATTAAACTTAAAGAAGAGAATGATCTACTTAAAAAAGAGATTGTTCGTCTTCAATGGATTTTGGAGCACCAAGATTGAATATATTCTACTTAAATAATGATCCAAAAATCTGTGCAGAAATGCACGTTGACAAACACTGCGTTAAAATGATATTGGAAACTGCTCAGTTACTTTCTACCGCTCACCGTGTTCTTGATGGCATTCAAGTTACTGGATTATCGCCAACAGGTAGAAAAAGAACATCGTATGTTATTCCAGACATTGGTGACAAGAAAGATCCTCGTCAAGATATCCTATATTCAGCAACACATATCAATCATCCTAGTGCTGTCTGGTGTCGCCAGAGCATTCCAAACTATACGTGGTTACATACCCTATTAACAGAACTGTGCTCCGAATATACCTATAGGTATACAAAAGTCCACAAATGTCAACAAATTGGTTTAGTTGATGCACTTGCTACTATACCTACAAATCTTAAAAATAATTGGTTTACTGAACCAACGCCAGCCATGCCTGATCAGTACAAAGTACCAGGTAATTCTATTCAATCTTATCATAATTACTACAATGGTGAAAAGCAAAGAATGTTCTCTTGGAAACTCCGGTCAGCCCCAAAATGGATAAATACAAATATTAGCTAGGATTATTATGCCATTATACGAATTCAAAGATAAAGAAACAGGTGAAGTAGTAGAAAAGTTTATGAGTTTATCTTCCAGAGAAGAGTTCTTGAAAGAGAATCCTAATATGGAAACTGTAATATCAGGAGGCGCTGCATTCATTGATCCAATTCGTATGGGTGTACGTAGACCAGACCAAGGATTTAAAGAGGTCTTACAACGTATTCATGAAAAGACTGCAGGTAGCCAGTTAAATAAAACTTCAAGGGACTTATAAATGGCTAGAAGGACTAGAGCACAACTGCTTGTAGTGGAAGAAGAAGCTCAAGCAGAAGCTAAACAAAAACAAAGAGTAGGTAATCATCTTACATTACGTTTAGATGATATGAAAACTTTCCAACCTCTTACTGAAAATCAAAAGAAATTCTTTGATGCATATAAAGTTGGTGATTATTTTGTAGCATTGCATGGGGTGGCAGGTACAGGTAAAACGTTTTGTGCATTATATAAAGCAATAGAGGAAGTACTTGACAAAAGTAATCCTTTTAATAAAATCATAGTAGTTCGTTCAGCAGTTCAATCTAGAGAAATTGGTCATCTTCCTGGTAGTGTTGATGAGAAGATGGATATCTACAAACAACCATACATCCAAATCTGTGAAACACTATTTGGTCGTAAGGATGCTTGGAGTCGTTTAGAAGAACAGGGTCATATTGAGTTTATTTCTACATCATTTATTCGTGGTATGTCATTTGATGATGCAATCATTATTGTTGACGAAATGCAAAACATGAATTATGAAGAGATCGATACTGTTATGACTCGTGTAGGTTATCGTTCTAAGATTATTTGGTGTGGTGATTATCGCCAATCAGATTTACGTAAGAAAGGCGATCAATCAGGTATTCTTAAGTTTTTTGATATTGCTCAACACATGGCAGCTTTCACAAGAATTGAATTTACCGCAGATGATATTGTACGTTCAAGTTTAGTTAAAGATTACATCCTTGCTAAAATTAGATACGAAGACTTATTAGAAGAAAATGATTATACCAAACCGCCTAAGATATCCAAATGAATATAACTTCAGAACAATTTTCATTACTGTTTCCAAATAATAAAGAGGCATTGGCTTGGACTGATGCCTTAAACTCTATTTTACCACAGTACAATATTAATACCATACATCGTGTTGCTGGGTTTTTAGCTCAATGCGGCCATGAATCTAATGGCTTTACTGTACTATCGGAGAATCTAAATTATGGGGCAGCAGGACTCAAAACTGTTTTTGGAAAATATTTCAAAACAACAGACCCTCTCCAATATGAACGAAAACCAGAAAAGATTGCCAATCACGTATACTGTAACCGTATGGGGAATGGAGATGAAGCTAGCGGTGATGGATGGAAATATCGCGGGCGAGGTCCAATCCAAATAACTGGAAAGAATAACTATACTTCATTTTCTACCGATATGGGTATAGATGTTATGACAAGTCCTGATATGGTATCAACAAATAAACGGGTTGCTTTACTTTCAGCAATCTGGTTTTGGAATAAGAATGATTTGAATACCATTGCAGACAATAATGACATTAAAGGTATGACACAAAGAATTAATGGTGGGGTAAACGGGTTAGCAGAACGAACAAAACTTTATAATAAGGCATTAGGAATATTGAATACGTGAAAACATTTATTGATCATGAGCTTAAGAAATTAAGCAGAGTTGAAATTGATGGTGTAAGATATTA